AGAGGGTTGACGAAGCCCGTGTGAACGCTACCGCCAGAAAGAACGCTCTGTGTACGATGTCTGACGAAGAAATCATGGTGGGTGAAGTCCTTGGCATGAACCCAGAAGACTTCGTTGAGAATGGTCATGTCTCACCGAAAAGGTTGGAATACAACCGTGCAGTAAGGCGTAGCATACACCAGGCCAACGTGAAACATCGGCAGGAAGTAAACGCTAAGATGCGTGCCATCGAGAAGGAGGAACGCAGAAAGAGCAAGCAAAATGCCGCTCATTTCAATGCGTTAAGCTAGTCTCTATGTCTCCTGAAATTGACGATGTCGTTTGCCGTAGGGGCATTACCGTTGTTGATTATCTTATAGACATCCTCCACCGTGACAGTTTCCGCTTTTGGCGGATTCACTTCGAGGTGTTCTGAGCTGAGGGACGCCAGTTTCATTCCAGCTACCTCAGCATTGGACACAACCTTTTCGTAGATATCCTTGTACTCTGTTCCGTCTTCCCCAGTGACCGTGGTGATGGCAGTTCCATTGGACTGCTCGTTCAGGTCGGCCACGGTAAGCATGTTCTTCAACTTGTCAAAGTCGATGAGGTCTTGCTTTGCGATTATGCCGAATTCGTTTTCGAGCTGTTCGTACTTGTCTGCGTACGGTCCGTTGTAGAAGGAGTCGAACATCAATTCACCCTTGTATCCTTCGAACATCTTGACGATTGCATCGAACTCCTGCTTAATCTGGTCTCCGATGAATGCGTGAAGAATGTACGCATCTCCACCGACAGGAACGAAGTTGTTGTAACCACCGATGACTGATGACTTGGACACATATTCGTCTTCAACTGTTGCTGGAACGAATATGCCATTAACCCAGCGGCCCCTTTCGTAGTGTTCCTTCGTAACCTGCTTCTGGTCGAACAAGTTGTCAACCGACTGGGGAAGGTATGGTCTTCCGTCGCCGCACGGGATGTGCAGCCTTCCGTCGGACAGCGTTATGTATGAGGCGTCAATCATGTCTTCCGCCCTGATTTGGATTTTGTAGTACTCGTCTCCGAGGAAGTTCTTTACAAATGCGATTGGGTCGGTCGAATAGTAGCTTAGAACGATTGGCTTGTATCGGGTGATGTATTCACCTGCGAGCAGGGCACGGAACGATTGTAGATTTCCAATCATACCGAAATACACAAGCAGCTGCTGGTATGCTACCTTGTTCTTGTTAATCCATTCGTACATGTCGCCCTTGTTAGGCATTTTTGTTCCGTAAGCATCCATCTTCAACTGAATCATCCTGAGATATTCAATCAGGTTAATCAGAGGCAGGTTATTCGGGAACTTGAAGTTGCGGATTGACTTAGGACTTACATACCTGACTTTGCCAAATGTATCGGCGTTCTTGTATACTGACGAAGTGCTAGGTATCCATAGCGTAGTCTTGTCCTTCAGCAATGCAGCCGACGGCTTTTTCGCATACTTGCTTGCGGGAACGTATGAGAAATCGACTATCGGGTCACGCTGGGATATCAGGCTATCCCTGAACTTGGGTGCGTCCTTGTGGTTCACTCCAATCGGGAGGAATTCCCAGTCGAACAGGTCGGCCCCGACCGTCAAACGTCCGCACCACACGATGTTGAACCTTGCTCCGTACTTGCCTTCCAGGCAGTCGTCCGTGAACTGCTTGGCGACATCGATGAGCTTCATCATGTCGTCGCTACCGTCCTTGATAGGAGTCTGCTTATCGTCTTGGTAAATCATTATCCTGACGGCAAGTCCGTAGTTATGCCATGATAGGAAGGCGCTCTCGCTTCCACCGAGACATCTTGCCCTCTGGTCGTCAACGGAACGGGTGGTCTCGACAAGTTCTACCCTGTCCTCTCCGAACTCGTCCTTCAGTATTTTGAGAAGGTATGCAACGCACGGGTAGATGTTGATGCCTTTTCGAAGGCTTGATATCTCCTTGCTTGTGTCGTGGAATATCTGCCATCCGTCCTTTCCAGAACCGAAACTTCCGCTACGGTCCTTGATGGCGTATCTCGACTGGTCGAACGGGCCGTAAGAACCGAAGGCGTAGCCTCTGATTTCCTCGTCGTACGGGAAATACGGAAGGTTGTACTCGATGTTTACCTGCGTAGTCTCATCGCCGCTCTTAGTGTCGTCTAGGCCCACCATGAAGTATTGCGTATTTCCGCTCTTTGGGATGTCGGTCGGACTATCGAGTGATATCGTATGGGCATCCGTTATAGTGCCCGAGATTTCATCTGGGTACTTGTCCACTTTCAGGGATACCTTCTTGCCTGGTTCGAGTTCGCTCGGGATTTCCTGGGTTACTATCACATCAGTTCCGTATGTGTAGCTTGACTCGAACGGTATCATCCGCCTAGGTATCCTCATGTCCTTCGGATACTTGCTGTACAGACCGACGTTGATGAACCTGATTTCCGTCCAGCGTGTGCCGATATACTTTGTCTTAGTTACGGTTCTCCAGAAATACAGGAAGCGTATCTTCTTTTTCACCCTTTTGTACAAGCGTGTAGCAACCAAGAATCTTGCGGGGTACCTTGCAGTGATAGGTATTCCGTCCGTGACATGAAAGCACATGTGGTTCGGGAGGAGGCGCTCTTTGCTTTCGAATACTGAGTCTGCCGTATAGTATTCGAAGTATTTAATCCTATTAACAACACGGTTGAAATCGTCGACTTCACGTTTCAGCGAGTTGAGTTTTATTTTTAGTATGGCTGCCGCTGCTGGGTGTAAAAACGCCATAGCAACGATTGCGGCGTCAAACTTGTCTACAATGTCGTCGATATCGTCAACAATGCTTATCTTGTCATGCAAATGCGATGACGTTAGTGATGAATCCGCCTGGAATAGCGGGATGAGTTGGCTACGCTTGGTTTTTGCGGTATTGGTTTCCTCATCATAGTCGGCGCTGCTATACCAGTCGACAACTCTGATTGTCATCTCCTGGTGTCCGTTTATGTATTCGGTAATCGAATCGTATGATTGACCTACGGTGGGTGCTGCGTATATAACGTTGTTAACAGCGTTGGATATCGGGATGGTTGCACCTGCTATCGCATGATTCAATAGGTTGGCAAGCCATGCGTACTTGTTGAGAGTTGTATATCGAGGGGCTACATAGGTATCGTAGATACTTTCAAGCAGGTCGAAGAAATCTGGCAATTTGTATTCGGTATATGATATCAGTGCGTTTGTATAGTTGGAGTCCTTGTAGGCTTTACCCAAATCAGTGTAGTTCACGGGGTATTTCAGTCTGCTGTAGGAATATAGACCATTGCCTTGTCCAGAATATTGATATCGATTATAGTTCCCATAGGCGTAGTATGGAGTTACAATAGTGAGGTAGCAGTTTACATCGCTCGCCTTGTCATCATCCTTGTCCGCCCCCATCTTACATTTCAGAGATTCGACATCTATCAGGAAAGTTTGGTTCGAGTCTGCGTATGCGATTTCTTGTGCGGTGGCGTTACGGAAATCGGTTCCAGAGACCTTCTGAATCTTGTTTCGTGTAGATTTTTTCAGGCATTTCTTCAAAGCCCAGAGGCTCTTTATTCCAGCAAGCACATCGTTGAACTGGTCTTCGAAATCTTCGGCAACTTCTTCCTTGGGGAAGTATGCCTCGAATGCGTCACGCAAGGAAGGCAAGAACGGGGTCTGGTTGTCGCCAGTGCAATCAATCATGTAGCCATAACCCTGCATTCTGTCGCAAAACTCTTTTGTGCCTGCATTGGTTACCCCAGTAGCGTTCATACGCCTTGGAAGGTTAACGGTGGTAACGTCGATGGCGGATTGCCCTTTGATTGGCGGAGCTGCGTTCGGGTCAACAAGGTCGTAATAGGTAGAAACTTCGACCTCGAACCTGTTTTCCCTAACGTCTCTTGCAACCTTGCTCATGCGTCGTTGCAGAGTGGAGTAAGATAGAACACAGTTTTTCTTCTTGTACTTGTCGTCGGATTTTGCCCACTTGTAGGTTTCGCATCCACTGCCGAACAGACCGAACATTGCCATGGCGTGAGCATATACGTCGTCATTATCGGCTACTGGCTGTGGGTTCTTTATAAGGGTGTATTTCGGAACGACACTCATCACGACGGGAACTCTCTGGTCGATACTGGCATCGTCGTCATAATGGGCGTAACCGCTAACGCTAGATATTAAGGTTCCCCCTGGCCTTGGTACTTCGTACTCGGCATCGCCAAGTGATGAGCCTATTCTGAAAGCGTATCTGTCATCGCTTTCTGTTCCGTCTTCTGTGATTACAGAACAGCTTTGTATTAGATGGCCTTCATCCTTGTCAATTTTATTGTCTCCATCGAAATACTTGTCCGTGTTGAAATACCTGCTGGTATCGCCTAGTGCTATACCCGTAACGAGGTAGTCGATGTTTTTGGTAACGTATTCGTTCAGCGTGGTATCGCCGTCATCGCTGGATACGGACGAATCTGCCTTTATGGGCACGTCTTTTAACTCTATTTTGGAATCCGTCTTAGCGGACATCTTTTTGAAAAATTTGCTGAAATCGAACATATTGGCTCACGGGTTTTCGTTTATAGTTTATCACGGTGGAATTAAACCGTTTCTATACAAAAATACCTTCCGAAAAATGTATTTTAACATTAGTTTAACAGAGGGATACCCCATGAAACATACATTTACCATCCATTCCAACAACCTCAACCTTACCATCGACGAACAGAAGACCTGTTTTGACCAGTTTTTTGGTCGAGGCCGTAAGAATGCTGGAAACGAGTACAAAATCGCCGATTTTGACATTGTCCGTCATGCCTTCGTTACCAATCTCTGCACGAAGCTGGACAGCGAAGATTACAGCAAGATTTACACATTCCTCGAAGGAATCGAGCGTTCGGTGAAGGAAGGCTTCTGCCGTGTTGCTAGCAACCTCATATCGAGTTCCACCAACACCCTGGACGAGGTCGAAACGGTTAAGTGCGACACGGATATCAAGGGTTCTGAACCGACTGTGCTCAACTGTGACGTGCCGTCCATGTACCAGCTCATCATCCTGCTTCTTGAAGGAATGAAGGGCTGCTGCCACGACCGCCTGTGGAACGATGAGTCAATTCCGCACAAGAAGGAAGCGTGCCCGACCGCCTTAAAGGTTTGCGAAAAGATTGCCAAGGAGGCTGGATTGATGGGTGAATGCGAGTCCGAGACTTCTGACGAAGCTAATGCCGCACTGAAAGGAAAGACTCCTAGAAAGAAGAAGGGTAAGGCAAAGGCCAAGAAAGAGAAGCCTGTCCTCACCAAGGAATTCGTCAACAAGAAGGTTATCAAACTGGACGAAAAAAAGACCAAGAAGACCAAGAAGGCCAAGTAATGGACGAGTGGTCAGAATGGAAAGAAGTTTCTGACTGGTCGCTTGTGTCAGATGTTAGCGACGAGTTTGCCTACGATTGGGATAGCCATGAGGTTGAATACCGAATGGCTGACGGCACCGTTAAGAAAGGTATGGTGTGGGCTGGTGAAGACTTGTTCAAATATACCGATTCGGACGGTGAAGAAGTAGAAGACTACGACAAACGCTGGTACATCGAGGACGACAAGGGAAACCCGTTCGATTCATCTAATGTGACTGCTTGGAGATACAAGAAATGAGGTACCGATTATGACAATGCAAGAATATGTAGATACGCTTGCTGAAATGGATGAGCTCCTTCGTCTACCAAGGACCAAGTTCGTAGAATTTGTCAAAGCGACATACGGAAATAACGCCCTGCTGATAAAGCCTAGCCTTTATTTCAGGTTGGTCCGTAGGCCGTGGAACTTCATCTGCACTCCGTACAACAAACTTCTGAGGTGGGTTGGACGCAAGTTGCCTGTATGTGATGCCGAAGGTAAACCGATGAGCGACAATTACATTCATTTCACTGTAATGCTGCAAATGGCTGGTTTCATCCCGTTTCAGGACTATGGCTGGCATGTAGTTGATGCGATACCGATTTCCCAGATTGAACCGAAGAAGTTCAAACGGTACTTCAAGACTCAGTGCAAGGCGACCGAGAGGATGCCGAAGGACAAGGCGGTAAAGTTCCTCGAAACTTTATACGAAGAGTACAAGAAGAAGCACCAGGACTAGCGGTTCGCCCCATATAACAAGAAAGCCTCCCTTTGCAGGGAGGCTCCTTTGTTGTGGCTATAAGGAGGCAATTCACCACAACTAAAGCTTAATCTGGTCCTGATAGTCCTTCTGAGTAATCGGCTTGTCGGATGTAGCAGAAGCAGTAGTACAGATTGCGAAACGGTTCTGTCTCAGGTTCCTGAGAAGTTCGTCCTTGTTCCATACACCACGTTCCTCGGCGGCCTCACGGTCTCTCTGTGCGGACTTGCCGATGTTGCTGGCATCCTTGGGGATGTCGTACTCCATGCGGCGATAGTTGCGGTAGCCACGACCTGGGGTATTGTTCACCATGTCGTCTTCAAGGAACTTGTCCTGTTCCGCAGCGAGCCTGTCTGCTGTATGCCAGTAGTTCTGGTTATAGGCACGGTCAAGGAACTTCTTTGCCTTGCCGCTGGAAATGTCGCTCACGTTCTTGGCATATTCCTGGCACATAGTGAACATGTCGTGTCGGTAATCTGGGTGGGTGTCGAAGTTGTCACCAGCACTGCGATAAGCGTATTCAGAATTTTTTAACGTACCCATAATAAACCTTCTATGTGGTGTCGACAGACCTGTATGTCAGGATGTCTCTACCTTTTCTCATTTAGTTTATATATTCGCACACCCCTTGCCAAAAACATATAAATGGATTATATTTGCTTTTATGCGTACTATTGAAGAATACAGCTTTTCTGACCTGTTGAATGACATCAACGGCTACCACCTGGAACGGTGGAACAAGACGACCACTGCGTATGGTTTCAAGAAGTACTCATCCATAGACGAATGGAAGGGTATAGCGCTAATGGAAGTTGTTACCATCAAGTCGGAGAAGAAAGTCAAGGACTGCAATATAGGCATCATAGTGAACGTGCTGGATGGCGGCTCTGTCCAGCTATGTCTTACGTTCAAGAGCGAATATGTTCAAAAGAGGCATTCCTACGCTGGGGACAAATCCATGTACCGTATGAGGATGGAGTTTCTTTTCTCCAGACTGAAATGCAAAAAGTGGGTCAGGTTCGCCCTTGTTGAGAATGACCGTTGTTGGCTTGGTATTCCACCATCTCATGCGACTGAGGTTCCAGACCTGCTGTGGGAGATATACAAGAACATCCTTATGTATCCTTGCGACGAAGCGTATGCCGATGTAGGGAAGAAGGTAGACCAGTCGGCCACTTCGGTCCCAGACCTCTCGTTTTCCGAGCTGGACGGGGTATAAACTATTGATGATTGAATCAGTGGTTTACCTCGATGGCGTTGTGCGATAACATTAAAATAGAAACACCGTTTATTATCTATGGCCGAAACTATACAGGTCAGTTCGTTTCTCGCATATATGTCAATGATGGTATCGAACTTGAACTGGCTGATAAGAACGGATTGTTTGAACTAACTCCGATTAGTTTAAAAAGTTTGGGCCTTGCGAATGAAGGCGAGGGTGCTGACTATAAGATTGCATACTACGAATTGACGTTGTACAGGTGCGCCCTCATCAATGTACAGGCATGTGAATGCCCAGTTGTAAATGACTTGGCACTGACTGTTAGGGATGTCGACGGCAATGTTGAATACTGTACGCTCTCGATATACACTGTCATACCTGGCTATGTTCAGAATGCGGCGACCGAGGCTAATACTTTCGGTAAACAGATTGTACTGAACTTTAATATGCTTCCTGTTCTTGATGCCGAGGGAAGGACTCCGTGTAACAAGGACTTTGACCCGACATCAGTAAACCTGAGTGAGTTCCTTGACTACTTCCACGTTCTTTTTGAAAACGAGGATGACAAGGTTATTGCTGAACATGCTTCATTCGAGACCCGTTTCTGCCAGATGTTCTACCAGAGCATCAGGATACCGTCTCGATACAAAATCAAGGAGATGTTTAGCCCAGGCGACGTGCTGACCCTTAAATACAAGGTCGGCGTGGATGAATTCGGAAACGACATCTACTATGTCATTGACAAGTCGGCCATCTATCGAGACGGTGTTAAGATAACTGGCCCAATCGTAGTGAAGTATGTTCAGAACGACCATACGCTGACCCTCGAACGGCCAGTGGATACGGATGCTACTGATGAAAGGAAGTTTACGACTAGGGTTGTTCCGAACGGCACATACTATGATTACATCGATGTCGGCAAGTCCATGGTACAAGGAACCTTTGACACTTTGACTCCCCTGTATATCATGAGCAAGGGAAACATCAAGGGTAAGGCCATATTCTATGTTGACGGAAATCCTGTCGGCAAGTTCGGAAAGGATGTCTCTGGTAACGTGACCGTAGATGGTGTCGAATACAAGGTTTGGAAACTCTTCTTCGACACTACGGTGAGCTTGACTCTTGACTCTTCGATAGGTCTTAAATCTCCTAGCAACGAACAGTTCACGACACTTCTCATGGACGGTAACGTCGTAATCGGGCAGAGGATAGAGGATATCGGCCTATTGAAGTTCCCTATCGACAAGTGTCATAACGATTTTATCGTGGAAGGTACGAGCACTTCTTGTACTGAACTTCAGATGTACGACGGTGTAAGCTCCGCTAACGTGCCCGTGTATGAACTTGACATTGAACAGAGCCAAATCAGGATAAACCTGATGCAGGGAATGTTCCCAACGGACGAGCGTGGGCGAGAGGTCTGCGGAAAGAGTAAGATAGTATTGAGCGGAAAGGGCTGTGGTGAAGAGCAGCCGTCCTACCGTGTCGATTTCCCTGTTATCAGGTATGTGTACGACGGTTCGAAGTTTGACGGGAAATACACGACGGGTGCGAACTGCATCTATACGTCAGACGTTGTTTTGAACACTGATAACGACCCGAGCAATGCGAACACCCCGATGTCTACTTACGGAAAGGACATGTATGTCAAGTTGCGTGACCCGCAGTCATGCTGTGCAATGAGATACATTTCCGTAAAGGTGAAGTATAACGAGTATCTCCAATACAAGTACGGTGAGCTTACGCTTAACGGAATCAAGTTGCAGGAGAATGACTTGGTGTGGCTCACGTCGCAGTTCACATCTTATACGGTCGACGGAAAAACTGTAAGCGGGAACGGCTTGTGGGTTGTCAAGAAGGGTGCGTGGGAGTATTACGGCCCCGTTACCGATGATATGTTCATCGACCTTGGCGCCCGTGTCACCGAGACTGTATCGGCGACAATCGACAGCAATGTCGGAAGAAGGTACGGAAACTATTGGCTCGGCAACGTCAACCTGAAAAGCGGAATGGTGGTGAACCTGCAGAATCAAGCTGACGGACAGGATGGCCTATACCGCATCATGTGCGGAGAATGGAAGTATCTTGGCAAGGCGGGCCAGTATAGCGGGAACACGGTTGACATGTCCAATGACATCGTCACCTACAACGATATCAACTTCTGCAAGTGCGGAATTTACCACATCTGGTATTACTACCTGAACGGTTCTTGCGTATTGAATACAGCCACGAGGACGGTTAAGGTCGTCGGAAAATGTGGTGAGAAGGACGGTACGCTTGTTCCTGGTAAACGAATCCGAATAACCGACTATCAGGTGAAGACGGAAGTTGACAAGGAACTTATGCCAGGTAACAGCGGAGACCCGCTGGTTGACGAGTGCGCCCGTGAGGTTGAATCGTTCGACAAACAGTACAGATTCGAGTTGGAAGATATCGTCCTTGACGATAGCTGCGTCGATGATGTCATATTCCCAGACTGCAATGAGGGAACTCTTTGCGACCACGAGTACACAGCATTCTCAAAAGGAGAGGATACGAAGTACAACAGTGGTGATTCGACTGGGTTCAGCATGGTATTCTGGCAGGCTACTATGGATGATGACCGTGTCGATTACTGGACTATGTACGCCCTTGTTGGACGCACCTCGAAGAATCCTAAGGAGTATGTGGCGTATCGTTTGCAGCAGGTTGGTGCGGCCACCGTTGAGATGGTCGATGTTACCGATTGGTTTGAACTCCTCCCCGTGTCTTACGACGATGGAGTGAACAGTTATTTCAGGGAAGTTCCTATAAAGGAAGCGAATGTCGCCACTGGCACGATAAAATTCGTCGTACCAAATGACGGGTTCGTTGATGATGTACAGGTCGGCGATGTGGTCAATGTCTCTAATGGAAACGTATTGGACGCTAAGATGATGGCTCGTGTTTCCAGTATTGACGATAAGGGCGTTGCCACGGCGTATATCTCGCTGACACAAGATTTCAATAAGGATGACTACTATGTTGAAATCTACCGTCACCGTATGGTAGGTTACGGCATCGAGATTAGCGACCCGTCTTGGCAGTTCAGCGGCAGTGTGGACTATCCTCTGACGATTAAGGAACCGTCTGACCTCAGACATTATACATTGAAGGTTCCAATCAGCGGAAAGCTGAAAGAAGACGAGACCTATTACGCATACTCTACCCGTGGCGAGATTCGACCGATACCGTTTACCATAGAGGAAGCTTCTCGTGACGAAAGTTATATAACTTACAATGCCTTGCTGAGCCACGATGTCCCGACGGACGGGTCGGAAAATCCGTATCCGTTGAGGGTCGTAATCGGAAATGCTCTCACATGGAGAACGATAGACGAGAACTGGGTTATCAAGTCCAACACGACCAAAATCAAGATACCGAAGTCTTACGATTTCAGGTTCTACAACACTCCTATATCTGTACAGGAGTTCGTAGACTTGTACAATGCGATGAAACCTCAGTGTATCTATCCTGTTGATGGTGTTCTTATCCTTACTGATGATGACGACCCTGAAACAACCGATTACTGGATTAAAGACCTCAGCGACATGGACGATTTGCCGTATGTCGTACTGATGGACTCTGTGATAGGAACATCTGCGGTGTACCCTGATGTTGTAGAAAATGAACCTGACCCCGAAGGAAGCAAGACTAAATATGTCGCTTTGGCAGCTGACGGGTATCTAAATCCAGCCTACGAAGACTGATTTTAAGTAAATTTTATTTTACGATACATTTTTTCAAGATTTCCCTTGACAATCTTGATTTAATAAGCTATATTCTTATGGCATGGGGACAAACAGTCCTCGGTCAAACATCAAAAAAGGAAATTAAATGTACAAATCCTACAACAACGGCAACTACGGTTTTAAGCGTAGTGCTAAGGACTTCACCGAAACCCAGACCTTCGACCGTAACGCTTCCATTCGTTTGAAGAAAGATGATGGAACAATCGAACAGATGACCTACGGTCAGGCGGAAACGTTGGCAAAAGACCAGGGTCTTGATGTTGTCGTTGTTAACGAAAAGGCTGCTATCTTCAAGCTTGGTGACCGCAAGAAGGAAGAGTACCTCAAAAAGAAGGCCCAGAAGGAACAGGACAAGAAGAACCGTGAAAACGCTCGCCGTTCCGAAGAGAAGACCATTACGTTCGGACCCAACATCGGGGAAAACGATTTCAACACGAAGATGAACAAGGCAGCCGAGTTCATCGCAGCTGGCCATCCTGTCAAGATTGCTGTTCAGTTCCGTGGCCGTGAAATTTCCCACAAGGATACTGCGATGTCTACCCTGAAGCCCATGATTGTCGAAAAGATGACTGCGGCTAATGCGGTGTGCAGCAAGGAACTGCCTATCACCAACCAGAATAATGCCCGAGACTGGGTGTTCTTCTATGTGAAGAGCAAGTCGCAGCAGAAGGAAGCTGTATGAGACCCAGAGAAGCGTACCGCAGAGCAAAGCTCAGGCTGCATGATATCCTCCTTGGTGTCAGAATAGCGACTGTCCTTTTCGCTGTCGGTATTGCGCTCGTGAAAGCATTCCGTAAAGCATACACAAAAAGGATGGAGGAATGATTATGTCTCCTTCTAAAGAAGAAATGATTAAATGGTTTGAGGAAGACCAGGAGAATCCGAAGCTTAAAGCGTATATATCCAACTTGGTTTCCAATCTGAACAAGGATAGCGCCAACCAGATGTACGCTGGCGTAGAGGTGAGCTCATTCTATGTCATTGATTCCGAATACCACATCTATTGTGGAAGAACTCATCTTGTCGTACGGAAAGAACATCAGGACCCGTGGCTGTCGGATTACTACGTCGTCAGTAAAGGACACAAGAAGTCGAATTGCTACAATATGAAACAAATTGAAAAGGCGGTTAAGGAACTGCTTGGTGATAACCTTTGCCCAAAAACGGATGGGTGCTGATATGCCAGAAGAAATTCGCACTACGTTAATCTTTCTTGATTTGCTGTTCGCTGCACTTGCCGTATGGAATGCCTGGAATTGGGCTGATTCCCTAGATAAGTGTACATACAACATGCTAAGAGAATTTGTTTACATTATTTCAATCATCGTTCCTGTCGTGGGTTTCGGTGTTTTGACTAAGTTGTTGGTTCAGTATAGGTGTTAAACCGAGGAGACGGTATGACGTATTTAGACAAACAAATCCAAGATTTAATCCAGAAGACCAAGAGGGTTCTTCCTGATTATTTTAATTCTTGCCTGAGGCAAAGACTCGCTAATGGAATCGGTTCCACGACGGACTACACGAGTGTCGAGGACTTGGAAAACGCCTTGATGAACGCTAGGTGGTGTAGGTGGGTGGATAATAATGGCGTTCTCTCCCCTGGTTGCAATGCTGTGATTACCACGGATATCCATGGCCATCACGGAATGCTCGACCTTGCTGAGTTCGACCCAGATGACGTATGCCATTTCAACGATTTCAAGAACACTGGTTTCTTGTCGCTGTGCATCAAGACGGACAAGCGTAAGTATGTCGGGTTCACTATTCTTATCAGCGGGCCCGAGGAAGGTCTTGGGGAAGTGATGTACACTTTCCATCCTGGCTATCCTGTTCCTGCTTCTACGTTCAAGGCTGGTGAAGTCAACGAAAAAACAGGAAAGGTGTACAAGGATGGTGATGAAATCACTGTGGCCGAAGCAATGAAGTTGGGTTTCAAGCATGTAAAGGCGGAATAATGAACAGGATACAGAAATTTGTCAAGAACGAAAAGAATATCCGCAGACTGATGAGGGTATTTGCAACTGACGAATGCGAAGAGTGCCCTGCGTTCAAGTTCTGTAAACGATACAAAGAGTCCGAGGATTGCTCCGATGCATTTGTCGCTTGGGCGTTGACGGAAGTGAAATCGAGAGGGAATTCCGATGAAAAAGAACCACGCCGTATTGTCCGTCGAGGTCATTGAGCCAGACCTCATCGAAGCCGCTGTGAGTCGGGGGCTCAATTCGTATTGCCGCATTGAGCTTATGATGACCAAGGGTAGGCCTTTTGACCTGTATGCTTACACGGTAAAGATGCAGAAGTTTACCTCTCGGTTGGAAGACATCATCAAGAAGGTATCGGTAAAGCCTGACTCGATAAAGTTCGTGTTTTCTAGCGACGATGTTGAAGTTTCCCTAATGAAAGGCGACTACAGGGTATCTGCCATTATTGATGCTGAAAATCTTAACTGCGTTCATTGCATAATCCAAAAAGGCGAAAGCATTGGTGGAAAATACTTCGAAGGCGAGGACAACACGCCTGTAATCGAGTGGTTGAATACAGCACTTTCTATTGGTGAATAGACTATGAGTAGCAGTAGCGAAAAATGGAAAGCAGTATTGACTTCTGCAATAAAGTCTGGCAATGAGGTGAAACGAGGCCATGGACCATTACATCGTTCCAGTGCAACAGAAGTTGATACGGTTAAGTATCTGTCTGAATTCTGGGACCTAAAAGGGTTTACTCGTGAAACCGTATTGAGCGCACGTAGTAAAACGTAGCTACCACCCGCCGAGCAGCTTTTCGCAAGGCTGGTACGACGGGGATTCGGTAACATTTTCCACGCATTCTGGAACTTCGGGCGGCCTGAACAGGACGTCCTTTTTGAGTTCGTCCACAGTGGCGTTGACGGCGAATGGGTATTCGTCCTGTGTCGTCGCCTTTGCAGCATCCGCACCAGATTCCATTTCTCCCTTCTCGAATGTAGTCTTTCCGAGGAGGTTGTTGATGAAGTTTTCCTGTTCGGGTTTCTTCAAAACGTCGTCCGATATCTTCTGTCCAGAATCCACAGCCGTATCCACGAATACCTTCCACCAGTACTTTCTCTGCTTGTACTCGTATTCAGGCTGCTCGTCGGAAATCTTGGTCACCTGATACAAGATGTTGTTGAACTCGAACTTGAGCATGTCGCCCGACTTGGGGAAAATCTGCTGGGCGGTGTAACCATAGTAACGGAAATCTTCATATCCTCGCTGGTACCAGATTGGGTTGTGCTCCGTCGGGGAGCACAAGGGCTTGATGCCGTGTTCCCTCAGGGACTGGTAGTTGCATTCGAGGAAGTAGGTCATCAGGAATTGGAGCTCCATCTTTCCGTCGAACTGGATTCCGTACCTGTCGTAAAGTTCCTTCTGCGGCTGGAAACCGATTAGCACCTGGAAGTCGAACTCCCTGTCAACTGTACGCAAGTTGTCCTCGTGGAACAGCGAGTTGCTGTCTACGTCCATCGTCACGGTGTAGTACTTTATGAATACACCCTGCCTCTTCACGAAGTCAGCCGACATCCTGTCGTAGCGCTCCTGGTCGAGGAACGCATTATGCCTGCGGTAGTGGAACCTCACCCCGAGGTTCCTGTCCCTTGACATGACTGGGTTGTTAATCTGGGCCTTCTCCGAACGTTCGACATAGGCCCCAAGTCTGTCGTTCCACAGATGCTCGGAAACATGTGTCATGACCGAGAAGTTCTTTCGCTCCTCGTTCATAGCTCGGCAGTTTCCCCTCACGGGTATGATGAATCCGTTTACCTTCATGCAAATAGTTTATAAACTATGAGTATGGATACGAAACTGTTTTATGAATCTATCGGAAAGCTTGGCCTTTCCTTGAACCAGATGGAGGCAATCAAACGTCTGCATAAGGCGTGTTTCGAAGGTTTTGAACAACACCTGACCCTCCCGATGGCCGAGAACCACAATATCCATGACGCTATCCAGGCGCCCATGGCTACAAACAGTTCTCACTCGAACGACATGGGGTCATACAAGAACCCGATGACCCTTTCCACTAACCCGAACGCCAACCGTGACCCGAAAGAGGAAATGAAGGAACTCTTCCCAGGGAAGATTCAGTGGAAGCGTGGGACGATTAAGACGGATAGCAAAATCAAGGAGATGATGGACAGGGCTCAGAAGCATCTCCCGAGCAAGTATCCCGTAAACTGCTTCAACACGACTGCACAGCCGATGGTGACTGGATATGCTTCCCCGAACAGGATGAACTACTCACCGTACAAGCAAGGTTGTGCTGTTGGCTGCTACGAAGGCGGTGGTGGCGGTGCCGACGTTGGTGCATAGTATGTATAATGTAACTGTTAAAAAGAACCGCCCGATAGAATATCTCGTTATTCACTACACTGCGGGCACGAGTTCCAAGGCTGGAACGGCAAAATGGATTGCAACTTCTTTTGGAAAGCAGTCCAAAAAAGCAAGCGCTGACTTTATTGTAGACCAAGATGAGGTTGTTCAGTTCAACCCAGACATAAGGAACCAGTATTGCTGGGCAGTTGGGGACAAGTTGTACAAGAAATTTACAACATCGCTTGGCGGAACGTTGTACAAGACCGCTCGTAATGCAAACTGTATCTCGATTGAGATGTGTTCCGACAAGAAGAATACCAAGTCACTCAAAGTAACTGATACTGATTGGAGTATTTCGGACAAGGTTATCGAACGTACAGCATTGCTTGCAAAGAAGCTTATGAAGGAATACGATATTCCTCTCGACCACGTAATCATGCACCATTGCATTAGCGGAAAGCAATGCCCGCAACCGTGGACGAGGAACGAGGATTGCCTATCCAACTGGTATGACTTCCTTAAAATCATCGGTAAGGAAAAGCTTCCTAGAAACCCGTTGTATTCAGGAACTACAACGGCAAATCTGAATTGTCGTGAAGCTCCCATTGTAGGAAATGTTGTCACGAAATATGAGAAGGGCACCCAGATAAATATCTATGCTGAAAGGCGTGGATGGGGTCGAACCACTGACGGGTGGGTTTCTCTAAACTATGTAGAACGGATATGAAAATAGCGGATAGAACACCCGCTTTTTTTATAACTTTCCCGATAAAAGCAAAATGGTCAGGACGACGATTGCTAAGACCACAAGTGGAAATATCATGTGGTTTCGACCGACGACGTTCCGTTGCCAAGGTCCTTGTCCACTGATTTCCAATCCTTCTCGACAAACTCAGTGTCGTCATGCTCTGGGAAAGTTGCGTCGTGAAGGTCTGAAATCACCGCTTCCATTGCGGAGGGCAGGTTCAGTTTCTTGATTTCGGCTTCGAACATTTCTTTCTTCAATGACATTGTATTCTCTCCTAGGAAATTGCACCAAGGCGTTTGGCCTCGTCGATATCCCTCTTGTTCATGATGTAGTATCCGTTGCGGTTATCTTCCGTGTTTGGTTTCAATGCACCAAACCTGTACCTGTAAGCGTCGATGTCGTGTGGGGCTGCTGTTCCAGTCACTTCGAGTTCATGCATGGGTACGAACTGTTCGGCGAACTGGTTCATGTCGTCCTCGTTCTTGAATCTGATTACGTCTACCTTGCTGTCGTTATTCTTGTCCTTGATGAACATGAGTCTCGATTCGCTAAGTTCGTCGTATTCCTTCTTGTTCTTCATGAGGTCGTCAGCGTGACGGGCCTTCATGCTGGAATCATTGGTTGCGGTCACGTTGTACTTTCCGCCAGACATCCTGTTGATTTCGTTCATCTTGTTCGTGAACGATGTTCCGTGCATGTTGGCACCCCACTGGGCCTTCGGTATGGTGACGTACTGCCAGATGTGAATCATCTCGTGGAGTAGGACTTCCTCGGCCTCGGTCTCGGTAATGTCGTTGAAGTAGTTTGAAAGGCGGATTTTGAGTTTGCCCACGTAGTTGTCGCCAACTTGTATGCTTCCAGGGGACGGCATGTTGCTGACGATGCATGAAGCGTCTCCGACAGCGTTTGTCGTTCCAGACATTTCGAACTTGACGTCCTGTGGCAGTTTGCCGCCGAAGAAACGAGAGTTGAACTCGTTGTACTTTCGTTTAGCCCATTCGCTGGAAATCCTAAGGTTGGTATCCAGCTTGTCGATGCGCTCGAAAAGAGATTTGGAGAATAGTCCTTGCATAGTTAGAGTCACCTCACTTAATCATAGTTTATAACCTTGGGTGGGCGGATATCTGTTATAAACTGTATGTATATAACGAATCGGTTCTTATATGCAAGCGGTAATGCAGACCAGCCAGATAATCGACCAGAACGCACCGAAACTCCTCATCAACTACGACGTTGCTGAGATGATACAGCGTGCAGTCGATGTTCTGAAACGATTCGGAAAGAACGTAGATGAAGTCAATCTCCTCGGGAAGAAGATGCATGGGATAACTTACCAGGATTCCGTGGTCACCATCATTGCCGACAGGATGAAACGTCATTACGCCGTGTACCGTAACCGAACGGGTACGCTTGTCGCTGGGATTGCGAACGGGATTGTGAACTCCTACCACTGGGAGATAATGTTTATAGACAACCATCTGCAACACCTGCTTGAACAAAAGGATAAGACTGTTAAGTAAATTTACTTGGGATGAATGCGTATGACTGACAACTACTCATTGTTCATGGAAGCTATATCTCAGCTTGGACTCACCAAGAGCCAGTTGGAAGCTACCAGCAACCTTTATAAGATTATCGCCAACCGCCCCAAGATTAACGGCGAGAACATGGGCGATATCATAAATGACGTGAACGAAAGGATGGACACGTATGCCACGTACCTCAGTAGCCAACCGCATACGAGGGAAGAGTTTTTCAACAAGATTAACAAGAAGTGGCAAGAACTGAGGGACAAGTATAATTTGAAAGTACCCGAGGACAACTGGTTTGATGTAGACCTTCATTCGCTTACATGGATTCCTCGAATAAAGGACTTTGCCTCAGCAGGCGTATATAGCGATGCCGAAAAGAGGTACGATTCCGATGCACAGGCAAAGGCATGGCTGAACATGATGTTCGACCGTCGTCGTAAGGACAGGTCGGACTTCCGAAAGTATCTCCAATGGGAACGTGATTGCCTCAGAATGAAGTTCCCTTCCCGTGGCGCTGGGATATCGGCATACGAGAATGACCCTGAAATCAAGGCAGCCCTAAAAAACGGTGGAATAGCTGAGCTCATCGGCAAGTATTGCTTGCAGAAGGCCATGATGCATCCTTTCATGGTTGGAATTGAGGAAGCGGACAACCCAGAGACCAAGCGTAAGTATGCTGACCTCTCTAACAGGATGGCATACATCGAAGACATAAAGTTCAACGGGAAAATCCCTAGTGACTATATATCTGGCCCAGACGAACTGTGGTTCGGATGGCACCATATTCCTGGCGGCAAGAGGGCTTTCACGAAGAAACGATTCAGCCGTTTCGACAATATGTACTCGAAGGCTCCGCCGACGCAAAATTTCACCTATTGACAATACGGCCTTCATATCCTATCTTTGTGGTATGAAGGCCTTTGTTTTTTCGGATTTTCACTACGACTATTACAGAAAGGAGATGTCGATGGATACGTTCGTATCCAACTTCCTTCCTGCAGATATTCTGATTATCCCAGGCGACATAGCAAGCAAGTTCAATGCGGCCAGAGACATTCTCAAAAGGCTTTGCGACATGTACAGCCATGTCGTATTCTGTCTCGGCAACCACGACATGACGACCCATCTGGATTACGGAAAGTTCAAGACTACCGAAGAAAAGATTGAATGCTTCCACAATCTGGCTGAATCCGTAGACAACCTGCACATGCTTGATGGCAATGTTGAAACCGTATGCGGAATCGCCATAGGAGGTTGCACTGGGATATGGGACTATACCTTCCTGAAATACCTTGACATACCTCACAGCAGGCAGGAAGTGGACAACAACTGGGTTTCTAACACCTACGACGGCAAGTACTGGAACTTCATGGGAAACGACATCACTCGTATCCGAGAGAGGATGAACCAGCAGTGCAGGTCCGTCCTCGCCCAGAAGCCCGACGTCATGGTTACTCACTTCGCCCCGATAAATTTCCGTGTCCCGAACGAGCATGACAAGTTCAACTCGGTCTACTACTATTTCTCGCCTGAATATATCGGCATGCTGAAACGGGGTTCCTTCTGGTGTGCGGGCCATACGCATACCGCATACAAGGTCGGAAACCTCTGTATCAACCCTATGGGATATCCAGACGAAGACCCCTATGGTTTCAACTCGCTAAAAAAGGAAGATTTCGTGATAGAGTTGATTCCGAATAATTTATTTTAGTGTATTAAAACAGGAGACCACCAAATGCAAGAAGTGAACAATGCGACAGACAGTGTAAGAAACCATAACGTGGGAAAGTCGGACTACGCAAAGCACAAAATCCAGCCATGGGATATCTGGATTGAATTCCAGTTGAATCCGTTCGATGCCGACCTCGTCAAGAGGACGCTCCGTACCAAGGCGGAAGGCGGCATGACTCCTTCCGAGGCGAGGAAGCTTGACTACGAGAAAATCATCCATATCTCCTCCGAGAGAATCCGCCAGTTGAAGTCTGGGGTCGAATGGCCTACGCCGACAGCCCTTCCGAACGGCGCCCGAGTTGACGAAATCATCGAGGAGTATCAGCTGAACGAGATTGATGCCGAGATTCTCGACAACCTTCTCATGAGGGAAGAAAACGTAGATTATCGTATCGGACAGTACGGCGTGGTAATCGAATGTGCCCGTCGACGCATCGAAGCATTGGCTGGTTTGATTGCCGAAGAGAAGAAAAAAGCGGAAAATGAGGCAAAAAAGCATGACAAAAAGCAAAAAATCATAGATTTAGCTGAAAAAACTGCAAAAGAATGCCTCAAAAAAATTTCGGAAGGAATGTCAACATATAAACATATATCAAAGTCGATGGAATCGCTGCTGACTGAGATTGATTCTAAAGACCAGATTGATATGTTCAACGATTAACCGAGAGGGTGACATTATGAGCGTTTACGAAGACATGAATGTCGTCAACCTGTCCGTACTGGATGAGGCTGCCCTTTCCGAGTTTTATTCATCAAATTTGAACAAGCATTTCTGGTTCCAGCGCACTGACATCGGTCTTGAATTGAAGTATTGTACGGTGTTGGAACAGACAGGGCACCTTTGGTGGAAGAAGACAAAGCGAGTCGCAAGACTGGCAAACTTCACACCACAAGATGGGGATGACTACAACGTGTGTTCCGATATCGCCAAACAGTTTGGACATCTTATCGAGAAACACTTGCCCAGCGGTTATGTTATAACCATCATGGCGACGTTGAAATTCATCCGAATTGAAACCCATCGCCAACCCGTGTACGACTACAATGTAGTCAACGTGGTGGAAAAGAACAGTAACCGACAGCTATCGATGGAAGAAATCATTGATATCTGCGGCAAGACCAAGCTAAGGGCGCCCGACTTTGAGGTCGGAGAATACATGTTCCTGAGTCTTGGCGAGATGTTCAAATCCTTTGAGTCGTTCAAAAAGTACGTTCGTGAATGCGATAAAGACAATTACGAACTAATAGCTTTCAGAGCGACGGAAGAAATTCGATAAAAAGTTAAAAAAATATCGAATTACCCCTTGACAAAGCTTTTGAATGTTTCTATAATTGACGCCAGAGAGGAACAGACGGTGTTCAACTGTATGTTCCTGCGTCGGATGGGGCCGTGAGTCCCGTCAGAAGATTGACAGTTCGGTTTTGCATTAGTTGCTAGGTTGATAACCTTACCCACGCCTGATAGTCTCGGCAATGGACTTGGATGGGTGTTAAATAATCTTGAATGCTAAGAACGGTGTTCCCATAGGTGAGGGAACCGCCGACAGCAATGTCGGAGACGCCTTGTTCGATACAGGTTGGAAGGCATCGTTCTTGCGTTCTCTTTTTCGGGGGTCTTCATATGGAGGTCTCCGAACAAGGGAACGTCAGCGTTTCCTAGCGGCCAATAACCGCTATGCCGTTCAACGGTGGTGCTGGAAGCACCTTAAAAACTTGCGGGGTGTAGCTCAGTCTGGTAGAGCGCCTGCTTTGGGAGCAGGATGTCGTCAGTTCGAATCTGGCTACCCCGACTATTGTCCTTCCAGTTTGTGTTGGTTGGACGAGAGCCATCGGTATATACTTCGGTATACGCTTATGGAACGTGGATTTCGACAGTTTGCGGACACGGCGGTTAACAGTCGGCGTCCGACGCCACAACCAAAAAACAAATTGTCTATAATGGTAACAGGCTAGCGGTGTCCACTGGTCTCCATTCGGTGATTACCCGTCGTTGGCGGTAGGTTCGTGAGTTTTGAGTAAAGCTCTCTGCGTCCAATCCTGACGCACCCATGACAACATGTGAAAGGGGTGGTTCCCATGGATATTATTGACATGTAGCTCAGTTGGTAGAGTAGCGGACTGTTAATCCGTTCGTCACTGGTTCGAGTCCAGTCATGTCAGCTAAATTGGAACTTTGGGTCGCTCCCAGAGGAATCCGCAGGTGAAAAGCGGCCCCTAATAGGTTGTGATAATCGTGATGGTAGCTCCATTGTGGGAACCCAACCGAAAAGGGCGGCCTAGTATCCTGAGCACTTAAAAACGGGGCTCCGCAGGTGTTTAGCATTTACTCTGCGGAGAAGATGAAGGTCCTGGCGTCCAATGCTTGTATAAGTCAGTTCGACCATGCATCAGTGAAGTTTTTATCCACTTGTGCGGATATCGACCGTTCTTCACATTTTTCCGATGTAGCTCAGTTGGTAGAGCGGCTCATTTGTAATGAGCGGGTCGGGAGTTCGAGCCTCTCTATCGGAGCTATTTTCATTCACGTTTAGCTTAACTGGAAGAGTTGCCTGTCTGCAGCGGGAAACAAAGGTTCGATTCCTTTAACGTGAGCTAATTATTGCCGTTTCGCCAAGCTGGTAAGGCACAGGACTCTGACTCCTGTATTCGGGCGTTCGAACCGCTCAACGGCAACGAACTTTATTGCGGGATAGTCTAATGGTAAGATACTAGGCTCATAACCTAGGGACTGGTAAAGCTTGTCTCGGTTCGACTCCGAGTCCCGCTACTAATTTGATTGGCCATGGGTCGTCATGACGGCATTTGGTAAATTTCGAAGCCTATCAAGTGGAAGGTTAAATTCCTTCACGATTCTTGGCCAATCAATAATGATTATGTGGTAGTTGCTTGTTATTCTCATGGCTTAGCTGGCTGTGGGTCCACTTTCCAAGAAACAGAAACAAGATATGGTACTAAACGTGACGGTCTTTAAGCAGACGGCGGTACTCCGTAAAGCACGACGGTCACATAAGTGTGAGTTTTGATGGTTTGATGAAATCATTGCTTGCCGACCTGCAAGCCTGAAGTACGAGCCACCATAATCCCAAAAGGACGGTGTAAGGATGGAGGATACTCTGGAAAAGTAATGGTCTTTTGCCGCTGTAGCTCAGTTTGGTAGAGCGTAGGTTTGAAGCACCTAGCGTCAGAGGTTCGACTCCTCTCGGCGGCACTAAACAATAGGTGAAATGAAGTAGGTGCCCACCGTGTGGGATTTTGGTGGTTCTAAACCACCCACCTATTGCGTTTTATCCGCAGCTATAGCAATTGGTTAGATAGCCACTCTGATAAGGTGGAGGTTCCTGGTTCGAGTCCAGGGTTGCGGACGATTTTGGCGCTATCGAATAACTGGCCTAGTTCATCGCCCTTTCAAGGCGGCAATACGGGTTCGAGTCCCGTTGGCGCTACTAAAAGTCATGCTTGGTAGTACAAGGTAAAACTATTGCTCGCAGCCGACTTCGGGTCGGGTTCCGAGATATGCCGACATCCTAAATCGGCAGCATGGTGAATTGAAGAAGTCCTTGATAGCAACGGACAACTGATGCGGCTTCTTCATACAAGGCACAATACTCCGTTCACCTTTGTCGCCGAGGCGCTTTTCTCAATAGTACGTGTCAAAATTGTATTTTTCCGACGTAGCTCAGTTGGTAGAGCAGGGCTTTCGTAAAGCTCAGGTCGTAAGTTCAAGTCTTACTGTCGGAGTTAGAGACATCTGGCTAAATGTCCGTCATTGAGGGCCAGACCCGTTTCGTGCGGATACCGATGGACGGGAGGCGTGATGAAGCCTGCTATTAAAAGGTAACGATACCCATCTAGGTCTATGCAAGGGCTGGTAGGTGAGCCCGTTCGCAACATAGATGACAAACCGATGGCCTCGGCGACAAGCGGAAAGGATGCCGTAACCCCCGCAGCTCCTCGAATTCATCAAACTTTGTTTAAACGCAAATGAGTAGAACCCGTGTTGCATCGTTCATGTTCATGCTAGCGGGCTAACCCCGATGGAGAAAACTTGGGGATGAGGAATCTGTCTCTGCGAATTATGAATTGAAGAATGGTGGTCGCAGAGGTGTAGTATTGGCTCTACTAAAATATGCCACGTGAGGGCTATTGAAACAAGATAGCTCGGAGATAAATCAAGGGGTAACTGCCTTGAATACTCGCTAACCAGTCCTTGAAATGAGGAAGCCTGTAAGTTTGTGTTTAACCAAATTTCGGAATATAGCTCAGTCTGGTAGAGCGCTTGCTTCGGGAGCAAGAGGTCGTAGGTCCAAATCCTACCATTCCGACTAAATATGGCGAGGTGGTAGAGCTGGCTTATTGCAGCGGTCTTGAAAACCGTCGGTGGCAGTGGCCCTGTCATCCGTGGGTTCGAATCCCACCCTCGCTTCTTTTACTGCGTCATTAGCTCAGTTGGTAGAGCGTCTCCTTGCCATGGAGAAGGTCGTCGGTTCGAGTCCGACATGACGCTTACTTTTATGGCATTATAGCTCAGTCGGAATTCAGAGCGTCTCGCTACGAACGAGAAGGTCGCAGGTTCGAGTCCTGCTAGTGTCACTAACTTAGTCGGGAAACTGAGTAAGCCCCGATTAGTAATGGAGAGGGTATGCTGACGGCACTCCACATTAAAATAAAAAGTACCGACGGCCACGGCTCTATCGAATAACTGGCCTAGTTCGTCGCCCTCTCAAGGCGGTAATACGGGTTCGAGTCCCGTTGGAGCTATATGTTTGCAGCCATGCTGAAATTGGTAGCCAGGCCAGCCTGTCACGCTGGTGTCCTATGGGCGTGCGAGTTCAAGTCTCGCTGGTTGCGCTAAATTTACTTCCATAGCTCAGTTGGTTCAGAGCGCTTGCCTTACAAGCAAGGGGTCATAGGTTCGAATCCTATTGGGAGTACTACCCCCTCAGTAGTGTAATGGTAGCACAAGGGATTGTGATTCCCTTAGTTCGAGTTCGAATCTCGGCTGGCGGACTAACTATTCTATGATTTTGTTGTGCTTGCAAGGCGGTCTCCGTCAATTAAGTCAATCATGTCGAGACGGACATGGGATGTCGGAGGACGTGACCCCTGCTCGGTGTCAGGCTAAAACGCCGCCATTTAAAAGGCCATTAGCGTTCTTCTCGCAAAAGAGCTAATGACGGGTTGAAGCATGCGAGGTGCTTACGAACCCGAGGTGGCAAACGACTACAACTGGAGAAGTTTGAGGTTGCCCACGATGACGTACCTGCTATGAAAGACCGTAGACTGATAGTCCAAAAGCGTCATCACCGATGCGGTGTAGCTCAGTTGGTAGAGCAACGGAATCATAATCCGTGTGTCAACGGTTCGAGCCCGTTCATCGCTACGACTTCGGGTTCTGGTGGAAATGGTAGACACGCATCGTTCAGGGCGATGTTCTGAGAGGAGTGTGGGTTCGAATCTCACGTACCCGACTAAAAAAGTTTGAAAATTTGGGTAGAATCCCTTGACAGATAGAATTTATCTTTCTATATTTACGAACGTGGTTAACACGAGAGGTTAGCCCGCTGATTGAAATTTCGGTTTTGCAAATTATGGGGAATTAGCTCAGTTGGTAGAGCACCTGCTTTGCAAGCAGGGGGTCAAGGGTTCGAATCCCTTATTCTCCACTAACAATTTTATTTGGGTTGACTGCGAGGATGGTGGTTTCGCAACGGACTGTAAATCCGTTCCCTTTGGGTAAACACTGTAGGTTCGAATCCTACTCAACCCACTAAGTCAGTGTCGTTTGAAAGCGTTACTTAGAAACAGACTGCAAATCCGTTCGCCTATGGCAATGCGCTTTCGTCTTTTACCTGACTTTAATTTTGTTCCAGGGTAGCTCAGTTGGTTAGAGCACGTAAAAATACCTGTCCGTTTTTCTCCCGCAAGGGTGGCGTTTGGAACGGGTTACTTAGCCTGTTAAGCTCGTGGTCGTAGGTTCGAGTCCTGCCCCTGGTACTAGAAATTCATCCAGTGTCGATAGAAACCGATACATAGACCTTGTACAATCTTAATGTATAGTGCCTTGCGATGGGCACATCGGTTCCTGATTTTACCTGGATTTTGCCAGCGTAGCTCAGTTGGTAGAGCACGTACAATACCTGTCCGCATTTTCTCCCGCAAGGGTGGCGTTTTGGAACGGGTTACTTAGCATTAGGAAGCTCGGGGTCGTAGGTTCGAATCCTGCCGCTGGCGCTAATTACAAATTGTTTCTGGGCCTCTAGCTCAATTGGTTAGAGCTACGGACTCATAACCCGTCGGTTCCGAGTTCAAGTCTCGGGGGGCCCACGAGTCTTGCTTTCTTACCGTTTGTTTACTGTGACGACATTGCAAATCAAACGGCCTCTAAAGTTGGAAGTAAAAAGGGCAGGAAGGATATGGCGTCGAAAACCGTATCTGGTAATGCGGGTGAACTTCACATGAGGATAATTCTATGCCTTGGCGAGTGTCAAATAGATAGCGTTTCGCACCGTCCCGAGATGAAGGTGGGGTGTCAGCGTCCCAAAGAGCTGATGGTGCAATAGATTGGTGCACAAATCTTAGCCTCCAGGTTTGGCGCACAACGGGCTTCGGTTCGTTCTGTGTCGTGGTTCGAATTCACGAAGGTTAACTAATTTTGCGGATGTAGCTCAATTGGTAGAGTTCCTGCCCTCCAAGCAGGTTGTTGTGGGTTCGAGACCCATTATCCGCTCTAAATTTTGCGTTCGTAGCTCAGCTGGTAGAGCAGTAGACTTTTAATCTACGGGTCGTGGGTTCGAGTCTCGCCGAGCGCATATTTTCGCCTCATTAACTCAGTTGGTAGAGTAGCTGACTCTTAATCAGCGAGTCGTAGGTTCGAGCCCTACATGGGGTACTACTACCTTGGGGTATCGTCAAGTTGGTAAGACACAGGATTTTGATTCCTGTATTCGGGAGTTCGAGTCTCTCTGCCCCAACTAGACTTTTCCACAATCACAAGGAATTGCCATCTTCGCCCCAATGCAGTTGGTGGCAGTTCTGGATGGGGTTCGACGGCAACGCAATGAAGCTTGCTTAGTACTCGTCCCGTGATTTCAATGACATCATCACGATAGTTAAACCCTATCGTGGAGGGCAGACTGCCTTCCTTCCAGGTGTGGAAGCCAAGGGATGAAGATGGTGTCTACTTCCTGTTAACTCAGGATATATTGCACGAAGGAATGTGGGTATTAAAGCCCATGTGTACCGACAAAGAATTGCAGCTGCCGTTCCGAATAGAGGCAGGTCCTTAATGAGGGCGGGTACAGCAATGTTGCTGCAAGAGGTGCATTAAGTCAAGATAACAGACGTCTTCGTTGTTACAATCAGGTACTGTTCCCTGCGGTGAATCCGAGAAACTGGCCATGTTAGTGTACATAAGCGTGGATGATTGTCTCTATAAGAGCACGGCTTTGCCATTCAGCTTGTCACGAAAGAGAATGGCGATTTCGCACAAGTACCCAAGCGGACGAAGGGGGAGGTCTGCAACACCTCTAGGCTGAACGCCCACGTAAGTTCGACTCTTACCTTGTGCTTAACATTTTCAGCCTCAAAGGAGATTACATGGAATACTCTAAGAAAGATTTGGAGTTTTCGCCGTCTCTCGTTGAATACGAGATGGCAAAGATTCTTGAAGATAAGGCCATCTTCAAGAATGCCACGTTGCCCAACAGGGACATCCTGAACAAGGTATGCGACCTGTATCGGCCCGCAGCCGCCGCCCATGGCGCCAAGCTCTGGCGTGTCTGGGACAAGTTCAACAAGGACACCCACACCTACACGGTGACGGTGGAAATTTTCAAGGGCAAGAATAAGCTTGTGTTGGAACACACGGCTAAACCTGCCGAGGTTGCTTAATCATGATGCGCTTGTAGCTCAGCTGGATAGAGCAACAGTTTCCTAAACTGTAGGTCGCCAGTTCGAGTCTGGCCAAGCGCATTAAATGGAGAGATGGCTGAATTGGTAAAAGCGGAGCTTTGCTAAAGCTTTGTCGGTGACGACACGCAGGTTCGAACCCTGTTCTCTCCTCTAACATACCATAGTAGCTCAGTCTGGTAGAGCACGAGTAAATGAAACAGCCTTTCGTCTTTTTCCCTGAAAAGGTGACGTAGGAATGGCTTACTTCGATGAGGAACTTGGGGTCGTGGGTTCAAATCCTGCCTATGGTACTATTAAACTTTTTTGCCGATGTTCCTCCCCGTCAATCTGGTTTCCAGGTTGATTATTGGCAGGGGAGGGTTCCTCTTACGCTTTTCTCGGGAAACCGTTGCGATAGTGAGAGTTACTTAGCTTAATACTATTGAAAGTTCGAATCTTTCCATCGGCACTATTTTTACGCTAGATTAGCTCAAATGGTAGAGCGCCAGGCAACAATAACACACGTTCGCCTTTTCCCAATCTTATTGATTGTGGCGTATGAATGTGGTACTTAGTTAAATCCACCCAGGAGGCTGTTGGTTCGAGCCCAGCATCTAGCTTTATTTTTTCAACATCAACAACAATTCCTAATCACAACAAAGGAGATGATTATGGCGTCGATTAACAAGAGAAAGGTATCCACCCCTGTGTTTACCCACGAGGGCGGAAAGGCATCACACATTGGCTACGAGGAGAAGCTGCAGCGTACTGTGCTTAGCTGTCTCTTGAACGAGGATACGTTCTATGAGGACGGTCAGTCGGTCAAGGACCGCATTAAGGAGTACATGGGCAAGGTCAGCACCGAGTTCGCCATTGCAACCTTGAACAAGGTAAAGCACGAATATCACCTTCGTCATACCCCGTTGTTCATGCTGACTGTTCTTGCACAGCAAGGCAAGCTTACCAAGGAACTTGTCGAATCGACCGTAACCCGAGTTGATGACATCACTGAGTTGCTTGCCATGTCTCTCGCAGACGGCAAGAAGGCTTTGCCGAAGCAGTTGCAGAAGGGTCTCGCCTTGGCATTCGCCAAGTTCGACGAGTACCAGTTCGGTAAGTACAAGGGAACGAAGAAGGCCGTATCCTTGAAGGATGCAGTCATGCTTTGCCACCCGAAGGCACCGAACGATGAGAAGAACGCTCTCTACAAGAAGATTGTAGACAACAGCCTCGCTACGCCGCTTACTTGGGAAACCGAGTTGAGCGCAGGTAAGGACAAGAAGGCGGTCTTCGAGAACCTTCTCTCCGAGAACAAGCTCGGTGGACTTGCTCTGTTGAGGAACCTCCGCAACATGGAGCAGGCAAGCGTGTCGCAGCGAGCAATCGTGAACGGCATCGAGAAGATGAATGTTCGTGGTATCATGCCGTACAACTTCTATACGGCAAACAAGTACAGCGCTGGAACCTACTCCAAGCAGCTTGAAGCAGCAATGCTCCAGTCAGCAAGGGAGACGTTCGATAAGCTGGAAGGAAACACCCTCTTCATGGTTGACACGTCGGGTTCCATGAGTTGCCAGTTGTCCGGCAAGGGCGAGATTACAAGAGCCCAGGCCGCAGCGTCCCTTGCTGCAATCATGAACGAAGTGTGCGAGTTTGCGAAGGTCTATACCTTCGATAACACCGCACATCTTTGCACGCAGAAGGGTTTCGCTCTTGCTGACCGTTGTGCTCGTTCTATGGGTGGCACTGACATCCAGAGAAGCACGAACTACGCTGTCGAGTCTAACAACAGACCGTTCGACCGAGTGATTATCATTACGGACGAGCAGTCTTCTGGTAGCTACTTCAGCAAGGAAGTACTCAAAATTCCGCACAAGTACATTGTGAACGTAGCAACGTACCAGAACGGAATCGAATACGGTAACTTCATCCATATCAACGGATTCAGCGACGGTATCTTCAAGTACATCGCTGAGTACGAAAAGATGAATGGAAGTGCCGCAGAGTAGTTTCATTCGGATGGCCGAAAGGCCATCCATTTATAGGGCGGTCGACCAGTTGGTAGGTCTGCAGTCTCCAAAACTGTTAGTCGGTGGTTCGAATCCATCTCGTCCTGTTATAAACCATTTTCGGATTGTGGTGGAACTGGTAGACACGCAAGGTTTAGGCCCTTGTGCTGAAAAGCGTGTGGGTTCGAGTCCCACCTTTCCGATTATCATAACTTTTAATTTCGGTAGGTGGCGGAACTGGTAGGCGCATCAGCTTGAGGGGCTGGTGTCCGTAAGGACGTGGGGGTTCGAGTCCCCCCTTACCGACTAAGTTTAAGTGAGGAGCCTCGGTAGGTGTCGGAACTGGTAGACGAGACGGTCTCAAAATCCGTTGCCAAAAGCGTGAGGGTTCGAGTCCCTCCCTACCGACTAATGAACTTGCCCGAGTAGCTCAGTGGACTAGAGCGACGGTCTTCTAAACCGTTGGTGACAGGTTCGAGTCCTGTCTCGGGCACGAATTTGCAAAACCGAAAGATAAAACATATGGGCCCGACTTTAATAGTCGGGCCTTTTTTGTTGACTACTCGTCCCTACCTACTAAGGTTTCCTTTTGTGTCGATGTGGTACGATGTTCCATTAAAGAAAACCTTGGCGAATCCATTATCGAAGAAGTTATCTGCCCATTCAAACCATTGGTCAGACAGTAACTTTCCTTCTGTGTTGATGAAGTTGTATTTTTCCTTCAATACAACCATGACGAATCCATTATTGCAGGGAGTCGCCCAATCGAACCATTGGTCATACAGTAGATTTCCTTCTGTGTTGATGAAGTTGTATTTTTTATTCAATCGAACCTCGGCGAATCCATTTTTGAAATCAGATACCGAATCAAACCTTTTGTCGGACAATAGATTTCCTTTTGTGTCGATGTAGGTTGTTGTTCCATTTAATTGAACCTTGGCAACTCCATTTTTGAAGTTACTTACCCAATCAAACCATTGGTCAGACAGGATATTTCCTTTTGTGCTGAGGAAGTTGTATTTTTTATTCAATTGAACACGGGCGAATCCGTCACAGAAAATATGTGTGGAATCAAACCCTAGTTCGGAGAACATATTTGTATATACACTATCAAACCATTGGTCTGACAGTAGCTTTCCTTCTGTGTTGATGAAGTTGTATTTTCCATTCAGTGTAACCACGGCGAATCCATCATTGAAATCATATACCTTATCAAACACTTGGTCAGAAAGTATAGTTCCTTCTGTGTCTATGAAGTTGAATTTTCCATTTATTTGAACCTTGGCGAATCCATTTTTGAAGTTACTTACCCAATCAAACCATTGGTCAGAGAGTATATTTCCTTCTGTGTTTATGAAGTTGCATTTTTTATTCAATCGCACTATAGAGAATCCATTCTTGAAGTCAAATGCTGCCTCAAACCATTGGTTGAAGCGTATATTTCCTTCTGTGTCTATAAAGTTGTATTTTTCGTTCAATCGCACAACAGCTAATCCATTCTCGAAGTCACCTATCCAATCAAACCATTGGTCAGACAAAAGTTTCCGCCCGTGCAGAATATTCATTTTGTCATTAATCCTAATACGCCCTTTACCATCAATATATTCATTCAGGTCGATACCATCATCGAGCATTTGTTGAACATCTTCCAGGTAGATGTATCCTCGTTTGGTGACTTCTTCTCTGCTGTAAGGAGGGCAAAGGTCAAATACGTATCCACCAAGCAAATCGGATAATTGCTCATCGTTCATTACGCCATCAGAGCCTCCGTTAGTATGATTCCACCGACATGTTACTGCTCGCAATTGTTTATCTGGCGTTACTATAACTGAAATCAAACTAAGACCATAGGTATCAAGCGGTGCATTAGGGCCAGTTTCCCTTGGAACCGATTCGAAATTAGGAACATGACAGAAATATACTTTGTTTTCGTTATGTGAGCCTGTGTATGACCCCCACATTCTTTCCTGATGAGTCAAACACCAGTGTTCGTTGGGTCCATAGTCAGTGTATTGACTATACTGTTGTGCTGTACTGAAATCTGGAATCCATTTGATTATGTAATCACTTCTCTCGTAGGTCTTGTTTTTTAGTTTTTCTTGTGTTTCGGCGTCGGATTTACGTATTGATGCGCCGAATCGTTCGTTAAGTTCCTCGAACGTCATGCCGTTTAAGTTTGAGTCGTATTCGGTATCATGAGCAATCGAAATTTCTTGTAGTATCTTTCCAAGGAGAGTGAGTTTTCTACTATCCTCGTTGGCTTGCAAGCCAAGTTCGCCGTAAGCAATTCTAGCGGCTCCTGGCTCAAACTTTATGTTTGTTATTCCGTCGTGAAAGAATGTATTTCTCAAATGATGTTCAAGATATTCGATTACTGTCTGTGTATTGCCTTTGTCAGTCAATATCGGCTTGTTTCTGTCGTCTTTTGCGATTTCATCGAAAACAGTATTAAATTGAGGCAATACGTTACGTATGGTTCTTTTTGCCTTGTGTTTTGCGGTCGAAGCAGCATCTTCAAACAAGGAATTAGCCAATGCACATACCGCTTCGTATTGTAGAAGCGTTAAATCTAGCTTGGAAGCGTAATGGTTAAACAGTGGGTTCATTCTCGGTCCAAATACGTATAACTCTAGTTTATATTGTCCCGACTGAAAACTCGGGCTTTTTAGTTGACAGCGGATTTATATTTTACTATATTTTCTAGCAAGCAAGGAAATTCTATGCAGAACACTGACTTTATTGAAACTCTTTCCGCAAAACTGTCTGACGGTGTACAACCAGCTATGGATTTAGTGGTAGAAAACATCCTAAATGAATCTGATTTTGCAAAGTATGGCAACGACGAAGAAGATGTTTACTACAAGTATTCAATCCTTCTTCGTGCATCTGGGTTCCGCCCGAACGAGTTCGAAAATGAACTGAGGGCATCCGTGAGTGCCGCATCTGATATTGCGGTCACATCAAACTCTAAGAAAGGAAAGGCTTTGGACCGTGAGTCGTTGTTGTGCGAGGTGATTGAATATCTCGCCAAGGAATACTACAACGGTCATGAAAAGGCTTCTGACGATTCGTATGACAGTCTCGTAATGGAACTTCGGTCTATCAATCCGAAGAACCCGTTGGCTGCGGGTGGGTTGGCAGCAGCTGACGATACGGGCCGCAAGAAATTCCAGCATTACCTTGTTACTGGAACACAACAGAAATATGCCAACATGGAAGCATTTGCGGAAGAATGGTTCCCTCAGTATGGCGGCAAGCATCGCCTTATGCTGAATGGCAAATGCGATGGTGCTGGTAGCGAAGTTATGTATCAGGACGGCCATATCATCCAAGCGATTTCCCGTGGTGACGGTTTCCAAGGTGAAGATATAACTCAATCCGCTTTGAAGTGGAAGGGTCTTATTCATGAAATCCCGAACTTCACGGGTTCAATCCGTGGTGAGTTCATGTTGAAGGAAAGTGTATTCCTCGAAAAGTATTCACAAACGAAGAAGACTGCTAGAAACGCCAGTGCAGGAATCTCGAAGCGTCTTGACGGTTCTGGTTCCGAGGATATGTCCTTTGTTGCCTACGATGTTCTCAACAGGGCTCCGAGCCAGTTCAAGACCGAATTGGAAAAGATGCAGTGGTTGGAAGCATGTGGGTTTGAAGTTCCTATGTATGAACTTGTTGATACGCTAGAACAGATTGAAGCGTTCCGTGAAAAGGTGTTTGCCAGTCGCAAGAAGGATATCGACTATGGTTGCGACGGCATTGTTGTCAAGATAAACGACATCGATTATGACGACCTTCGCCGCAAGACCCCGATGACCCAGTGTGCCATCAAGTTCAAGCTGGAAACTGCAGAAACCAATCTAATTGGAATAGAATGGAGCTGCAAGGGTAGGTATCTTTCTCCCGTAGCCATCCTGACCCCGACTGAACTGGATGGGGTTACTGTCGAGCGTGCATCATTGGCTAACTTAAATAAAATGATGCAAATGGGCATCCAAATCGGCTGTAAGGTGCAGATTTCCCGTCATGGAGAGGTTATTCCGCAGGTTGATAAGGTTGTGTAAATGAAATTTTACATTTAAGGTGTTGCCAAAAAGTATTTAATTAGGTATATTTTAGATACAAACAAAGAGGTAACACCATGAAAAAGATAATCGTCTTCATCATTGCGTTGTTCGTCAGCATGGCAGCTGCCGACATGCGTAACGGAACAGGGTTCTTCGTCAATAGCGAGTACATCGTGACGGCGTACCATGTTATCGAGAACTTCGGTCATACCTGCTATTACGATATCCAGAACGATACGTGCTATCAGGTTCATATCGTGGATTACGATAGGACCAGGGACTTGGTCCTGCTGAAGTTGGATGATGAGCCTGTCAATATGCCTATGGTTTGCCGCCTTGCACACGGCGAGCTGCCGATAGGCGAGAAATTGACATCGTACGGTTATCCAGACCCTCTTATCGACCATGACCTGACGATTATCCCGATGAACATCCGTTTGCTGTATCGCTATGATGGAGATGCTAACTTTTATCGAATGAATGGCGTGTTGGAATATGGAATGTCTGGCGGGCCCAACTTTACGGTAGATGGTAGAGTCGGTGGTGTAAGCAAGTCGATTGCATTGAATGAACGCAACACGAGCAATCTGGTAAAGTCTACGGAAGTCGTGCGTTTTATTAAAAGAAATGGTGTTGTTGAATATCCGAACACTAAGAATGTGAGTAAATGTGTCATCAGTATCCTGAACTCAAATTACGAGTTCCGTGGAGTTCACACAGTGGAGTAAATAATGATTCCTGAAAAGTACAAAGATTATGTGTCTACGAACATATCCTTTCCTAAGGAATGTCCTGTATGCCACGGAGAGTTGAACGTGTTGGACAATGGCATGGTTTGCTGCGTGAACCCTGCTTGCCCTCAGAAGATTGTCCACAAGTTTGCCAACTTCTTCGATGTCATGGAAATTGACGGTGCTGGCGAAAGCTGTGTTTCTGCCCTCGTCAACGAAATGCGTATGAAGCGTATTCCCGAACTGATTTACGATGCTATCGCTGGCGGAACGAATATGTCTCTCGCCATGAAGAGCCAGGTGAACGGTGCGAAGCTACGCAAGAATATGCTTGCCGCTATGGAAAAGCCGATTTCTATGGCAAAGTTCCTTGCCCTGTTCGACTTTGACGGCTTCTCCGAGGCAAAGCTGTCTGGATTGGAAACGCTCGAAGTGTTCAGCGGTTGGTATGACAATCCGCTTACGACGCTGGCCACCCTACGTTCGTATACTCCCGAGAAGCTTTCTATGTTGGCTATCCCTGGGTTCAGTGCCTATGATGTCAAGTTGAATTTGTTTACACAGCTGTTCGACAGCCTCGACGAAATCACGGGCACCGTCGAAACTGGAAAGTTCAGCTTCAAGAAGCCCGTGGAAATGGACGCCCTTGGTGGAATGTCGTTCTGCTTTACTGGGGCGATGGAATACAACCGTGACGACCTTGAACGCACCGTTAAGACTTATGGCGGTGTTGTGAAGGGAAGTGTCAGTGCGAAGCTGGATTACCTCGTCCAGGCTGATGAAAACTCTACTTCAACCAAGTCAAAGAAGGCTAAACAGCTTGGAGTGAAGATTATTACGCCAGAAAAGTTCTTTGCCCTCTTGAAAGAACGTGGTGTAACTTCTATATTGTAAGCGGAGGTTTATATGAATGAAGAAGAATTGGAAGATTTGAGCGTCGAGGTCAAGGAATGGTTCCAGGACCAAGTTGAAATCGACTGCGACTGCATGAAAGTCGAAAGTGAAGTCGACAAGGATGACGAAAGTCATGTTGTCATTACGGTAGACTACCATTCGAAGGAATGGGCTGTTGCTAACCCCGATGGAGTTATGTTCGAGACGGAAACTTCGCTCGAAGAGTATCTGAAGGAGAAGATTGCCGCCGACCTTAACGACACGCTCTCACAGTACGACGTAGAATATTCCAATATGGAAGTAACTGTTTCTTCGATGTTTGACTTCACCGTCACAATCGAAGGTAAGTACTCTCCGAAGGAAGAGTCTGACGAAACAGATTCGTCCGACCTGTTTTAACCAAACAAAGGAATCAAAATGAGTGAATTGAATATCAAAATCAAGTACCTTGACGACAGCATCGCCCGCCTGACCTACATTGCAGGCAAGTCCGACTGGATTGACTTGGCAGCAGCAGAAACGGTCACGTTGAAGAAGGGTGAATTCAAGCTTATTCACCTCGGCGTTGCCATGCAGTTGCCCGAAGGTTATGAAGCCCATCTCGCCCCCCGCAGCTCCACGTACAAGAACTTCAAGATTCTGCAGACGAACAGCGTGGGTGTGATTGACCATACATACTGCGGCCCGAACGACTGGTGGAAGATGGCTGTGTATGCAACGGAAGATACCACAATCGAAAAGGGAAGCCGCATTGCACAGTTCCGTGTAATCGAAAACCAGCCGAAGCTTAACTTCGTCGAGTCCGAACTGACTGGTGAAGACCGTGGCGGTTTTGGGTCCACTGGCAAAAATTAGTCGGTAAAATTCGATGTATAAACAATAGGATGAGTGTCGGTGAGTGTTGTCGCCATCATATAGGTATGGGACCGTCGCCGACATTCACTTGAGTTTCGCCTATCTACCAGTGTAGAAAAGGTTTCTGGGGTCGTCAGCGTAAGGCTGGCGGCCCTTGTTTTGTATGCCGTCCTGGAATAAGTATAAACCCTTATTAGACATACAGGACCTCTTCTCATGAAAGAGCTAATCAGAAGGCTGACATCCATGGGCCTCACCGTAACCAAGGATGGGATGATAATCTATGACAATATCACTTTCGGTAAATTGGATTCAAGCGGAAAACCCGCAATATGTTGCTACCCATTTATTTGCTGGGATGACGAGAGGGACAAAGAGTGGCTCGATTCGAGTGAGAGCATAAGCGACGAGGACGAGTTCTACGAGTATTACGAACAATTTTGCGCCGACTACCACAGCCTGTTCAACTTCAACAAGATGGGCGGTGTATCCCTGTGTGGAAGCGTCTCGAAGCACGACGTGAACGTCGTCGAATTCTTCCGTGATGTCCTTCAACTCTATAAGGAAATTGTACGGGATTTGAGAGAAAAAGCTATCCAAAATTTTTAGTCTGAACAGGCCTGAAACTATAAACTATGGGTATGGTTAGATACCCGAGGGTAAGTATATGGCAGAAATGTGGATAGCGGCGTTGAAGACTAACAGTCCAGTGTTGCTGATATTCACGTTGGTGGCTCTTGGATTGTTTTATCTCATCAAGCGGATTGAAACACAAAGGAAGGATACAGGGGTTAAACGAAACGAACAATTCGGTCAAGTGGAAAAGAAGTTCCTTGAAATGCAACTGGAATACCAGAAGAAGGAGTCTGCTTACAGGGAGCAGCTTATTATTCTGGAAAACAAGATTTCATTGACCCAGAAGGATGTCGATGGTGTAAAGGACAAATTGAAGATTGTGGACTCTAAATTAGAGCAGATTACTACGACCTTGAATGCCATCAACGATACCCTGTCGGGTATCAAATCGACTTTATCCACATCGTTGATTGCGCTTGAAAAACGAATTGAAAGAGTGGAAAACACAAAAGATGATTAAAACTGAGGGGGATGTATGAGCTGTGGATGCAACAACGGGAAACCGAACGAAGTTTATGACAGGATGCCATACATGAGGCAGACCCCGACGCATCATCATTGCTGCCCGCCACCGCCTCCACTGTTTATGCCGTTCCAGCCGCCACCATGGTTTGGACCGTGCTTTCCGCCTCCACCGAGGCAGGCTGGCCCGTGGGAGTACACTCCATCGAGAATGTATCCAGGCCCACCACCGTGCGGATGCGGTCCTCTTCCACATATTCCTCCACCATACCCACATTTTTGGCCGCATCCGTGGCACCAAGCCTATTTCGGTGGTCCGACCTTCCGTTACCAGTGCATGCCTCAACAGGCTCCTGTATGCGGTTGTATGGGGCCAATAAGACCTATGCCGCCGCACCCGCCTCATGACTGCGGTTGCCATCACAGGCCAATCTGGCCTAATCCGATTGGCCCGATGCCTCCGATACCCCCGAGACCTCTTCCGCCTCCACCACCAGACAAGCCTGAGATTGCTCTTCATCCGAAGCGTATCGTAGCGTCCGTTCCTACGGAAAACTACGAGGAAACTATCGTTGAATACAGCAACGGGCATTTCGACGTGATATCGAACGGATATGTACCTGTTGGCGGTGGAAGGAACAATGGTCCGAAGTGCGGACACATTCACGACATACGTGGAAACATTTCTGATTCCGAAGGTCTTGACACGGTCAACTTCCAGTTCAACACTTCTGACGCAGGTTCCAGCTTCTAGGGTTCAATATGAATAGGCATTCACTATTTGTCGATACTATCAAGTCACTCGGATTGGATGATTTCGTATTCGAGTGCATTGCTGGTATACACAAGGCGTGCTTTGAACAGGTTGCGTTTGATGTGAATGCAAAGCCGAACCCAGAATCACCTATCCCGTGGCGTCATACGGGACAGATAAACCGTCTCCCGAGCCTTATGGGCAAGAAGGAAGTTGGATACGGCAATTTCGACTCAGAGTGGTTTCCAGACAGCAAAATCGCTTCTGATGACCCCACGGTCAAGAACCTGATTGCCTCGTCTAAGGAAAGCCAGATGGGATATCGTGTTGGAACATGGGGCGGACCTGGCCGCACGGTCCTCGGGAAGAGCACTGCATTGTCTAACGAGAATATATGTGCCGACACAAGTTCGTCACAGGCATAATGAAAAAGCAATCGGAAATCCGATTGCTTTTGTTTTATTCAATGTAGATTCAACTTACTTGTTGACTGATTCCATGATGTTGCACAGTGATTCGAACTGCTTCTTCGGGAGGTCCTTGTACTTGTAGAGAAGATTGGCGCAACGGTTCTTGTATTCGTCCGTGTACTTTGCCATACCCTTCATCTTATCGACGGTGCTCCTGAACTTCTTGATTGCATCTTCTGCGTTTTCGTCCCAGTCGTCACAGATGAACTTAGTGTTGACTGGAATATCAAGCTCGTCATAGCCAACCGTATTGTTGTTCACGGCCTTCATCTTTTCCACCTTCACCTTGGTTACGGGCTGTATGTCCTTGACCTTCAGGAATTCTGGGTTGTTCTTTATTTTCGGAAACTTTTTCTCGTCGGTAGTGATGTCAGAGACTGCGTTGATGATGTTTCTTGTTTGTCTAGGCTTTGCTATCGTTGCAACATTCTTGTTAAACATGTTCTTGACTTGGTTGGCCTTATTGTCCCATGACTTTTCGTCTGATGCGTCATTGCGGATTTTTGTGATTTCCGCCTTTACGGTTTCTTTGAGACCTTCTGGCATATCGACATCTGTGACAACGCCGTTCTTTTTCATAACCTCTGCTGCACCAGAGACCTTGGGTTTGAGTGCGGTCTCTTTGCTTGCTTTCGCTTCTTTGAAGTCCTTCTTTTCTTCGGTCTCGATGAACGATGCGCTTGCAGGCTTATCTTCATCCCCGCCATTAAACTTCTTGGATTCAGCCGTCTCTTTCAGTTCGACAGGCCTCATGAGGCTATTGTAACTGCCACAAGGGTCGTCTTCAGGAAGGTCGGCGACCAAGTCAAACAAATTCTTGTATTCTTCGATGAATTCCATGATATACCGAGTGGTTATATTCATCAATAGTTTATAACCTTTTTCCCGTTTGTAGCGGTATCTGAATTATATAAACTATATGCAGAAATGATTATTGTAGGATACAATAATGTCCAATGTAGATACTTTTAGATACTATGCATCTCAGCTGAATTTGACCCCGTCACAGCTGGAAGCGGTTACTGGTTGCTTCAAGGCTTGTTTTGAAGCTGGCGAAGGTATGACACAGACAGCGGATAAGCAGCCTGCTTTGACGACACCTTCTGAAGACAGAAAGAAGTATGCGTCTTTCAAAGATAATCTCCCGTGGGCGGCTGAAACTAAGGGTGCGCTCGACTTGCCTTCATGGATGCAGGGCAGAAAGTCGAGAGCTGCTACCGTGGACCCTGAGACTCAGCGGAGAATCATGGGTTACGGACAGAATACTGTCGATGGAAATTTCGCAAACACGGTTAATACTGAAGAGCTTCGCCAAAGTCAGGAAGCCGACGCCGCACGTCAGCGTCTTGAAGCGAAACGTCGCAAAAATATGGAACGCCAGAAATTCCTCAACAGGGAACTCGGTATTAACTTGGCTATCGACGGTATATGGGGCAAAAAGAGCCAGGCCGCATATGAGGAGTATCTTGCGAGAAAGAATGGTGTTAAGGGAAAGAACCGCAACCCTGAGTTGGCCCGTACTGCTGGTCCTGCATCGTCCTTTGATGTGACCAACGTGAACAGCCCTCTTAATCAGGTAGCAATGGGCAATCGTACCCCTGGACAAGCACGTACGACTGGTCCTGGTCAGCAAGATATAACTAATGTGAACTCTCCTTTTACGAATCAGGTGGCCGATAGGGGCATGTCACGTTATGGCGGACAGACACGTACATCTGGCCCATCTAGCACGCCCATTTCGGCGAATGTCGATTGGAAGAAACAGCAGACTGCGTATAACGTAGATTTGATGGACGGTGTCAATGCGGAAAGACCTGTCACGAAGACAACAAAGCAGCCGATTTCGCCAGATGCGGTCGCTCGCTATAGCTATAATGCACCGCAGGAACCAATCGGGATGACTCGTCGTCATCAAGACCTGGGGTGGAGTCCTCTCCAAGATAAGATGCCGTACTAACGAAAGCGATTACAGAAAAGCCCTCCAATCGGAGGGCTTTTTCATTATTTAACTGTGACATAGCTTCGCACTTGATATGTGCATTTGGATACGTCTGTTGTTGTCGGTCGGTTCTGTTTTAGGATGTAATGCGTCAACAGTTCTCCGTCATAGAAGAAAGATACGTTTTCTTTGCGTGAGCTGTTGCCGAAAGTCATTCCTATTACCTTTCCGTGACTGGAAATTGCGGCACCGCTGAAACCACCAGGCAAGGCGACGTTAAGGGCACTTGCTACATAATTGGGAAATGTTGAGTCGGCTACAACTTTGGCCGGGAAAGACTTCGGCTGAATCTTGCTGTCGTACTGATGTATTCCTGTTACTGTGACGGGCTCGCCTTCTTTTAGTACCCTGTCTTCAATTTTACATGCGTTAAGCGAAACGCTGTTGTCAATCTGGACGATGGCAACGGTGAAATACTCGTTTTTGGATTTGTCAAAGACAGTGTCGATAGAATGTTCTACCCTGGCGATGATAGGTTTGTTGTTTACCATCACCACGATGGAATCCAGTTGTTCGGTATGACGGGCGACATACCCTGTGGTGACAAGGAGATGTTCGCTGAACGCAATCCCGTTTCCGTAGATTTTGTTTATGTTGTGCTTTTCTGGTTCGGCGAAGATGGCGGTTGCCAGAATGCAGATGATGAGGATGATTGTGTGTTTCATGGTTATACTCCTTTTGTGTTTACAATGTTAATATACATAATTAAATCGGTATTGTCAAGAGTTTTTTATAAAAAAAATCCAAAAAAATATAAAAAGTTAAAAAATCCAATTTTTGGTTGACAATTAAGAAAGAATTAACTATATTTTATATCATGAAAAATCTCACTGAACAAGAAATAGCAGAACGAAATTCGGCAGCCCAGAAAATACTCGATGAGATTCTCGCCGAGGACAGGGTGGAAAAGGCCAGACGGGAAAATTACCAGAAGAAACTTGAAGCCAGTGCCGTGAAGCCGTTGACCCGTGAGGAATTTGACCTTGCGGCAACCAAGGCAGGATTCCGTGCGGTAGATGTTCGTGGGTATCACGTTGCCGTATGCGATAAGTATATAGTGTTCCCCCAATGTGCGATAGAACCTGGGCCATGCTGCGTTGGCGGTTTCTATGGGTATGGTAAGCCTCGTTCCCATATCGCTACCGAACTGCGGCCTGAGCTTGGTGTTGCCGCAGACCCGAGTGACCCGCTCTATCCCACAAACGAAATCTGGTTCTACGATTACGCCCAGTGCGAAAAGGCGTTCAAGGATATTGCCGAATTGCTTAACAAGTATCTTGAAACAAAGAAAGGATAGTATATGGTATACGATTACACATCGAACACACCCAGAACCTTTATTGAAGAAGAAGGCCGCCTTGTCGATGCTCGTGTAGCGGAGGCCCTTAACAGAGGTCGTGCCGTGTTATTGACGACTGACGAGAACGGTCATGCCGTACCCCTTTTCGAGAGGCAGTGACACTAAAATGGGTGATTTCGCCACAGCTTTGCAAATACATGCTGCGATGAATGCAGGTAATGGTCAGGGGTTTATCTATAACTCCATCGACACGTATGGATACCTTGGTATCGTGGTATTCGTTCTAATAATTCTAGGGATAATCATTTTCACGGACATCTTATAAAACAACCAAATACAAAGGAAACGATATGGCTGAAAAGAAAGAAAACTGCATTGATTGCAGTAAGGGTTACTATTCTATTGCGTTCTACGCCAAGACAGAAAATACTGAAAGAGTCGATTCGTTCGTTCCTAAGGACGAAACGGAGATGCATGATTACTTGAAGAATGCTATCGGCCACTTCTTTAGCAATTATTGCTCGACGGGTGATACCAGCATGGTAAAGAAGATGGAAGCTTTGAAACTGTTTGACGGCTCTCCGCTTGCCCTTTCTAGCGACAAGGTGTCGCTCGAATATCATTCGGGTACGGTAAAGTATTGGAGTGTCATGTTTGACTATTACATCTGCATAAACGGCTGCCCTGGTCACAAGGAAGCGGCGTATATGCTTGTTCATGTGAAATGGAACAGGACCTGATGCTATGCCAGTGATGGATAAGTTGAGAAGATGCGCTGAAAAGATGGGCTACCGCCTTGATGTACCGCCAGAGTTTGAAAAGGTTATCGACGAAGCCTATGACTCCGTATTTGAAGATGAAGAAAACTCAAAAAAGAAAGAAAGTGATTCGTAAAAATGTATTTTAATACATGAGTTAATTCACAACTTCAATAAGGAGTAAATATGGCAGCGAAGAAAACATATTCTTTTGGTAAGGCACTTCAAAACTTGAAGGACGGAAAGAGTGTCCGTCGTCAGGGCTGGAACGGAGTCGGTATCTGTATCGCACTTCAGACGCCAGACAAGAAGTCCAAGATGACCCAACCGTACCTTTATATCGACACCCTCAGCTTGCAGACGACTAATCCGAAAGCACCGAAGGGCCGTGTACCGTGGGCGCCGAGCCAGACCGACCTGCTTGCCGAAGACTGGGAAACTGTCTAATAATTTTGGTTGAGAGAGAACAGGCCCGTCAGCATCCGCTGGCGGGTTTTCTTGTTAAAAATGTATTTTACTGATAGTTTGAAACTAATTAGATTAACATGAGTACATTGAGTGTTTGCATCATTGCTAAGAATGAATCCGAGGTAATCGGAAGGTGCCTTGACTGTGTAAAGTCGTTTGCCGACGAGATTGTAGTTGTTGATACGGGTTCGACCGACAACACGAAGGAAATCGCATCCAAGTACACCGACAAGGTGTTCGACTTCGAGTGGATAGACGATTTCGCCGCTGCTAGGAATTTCAGTTTCAGCAAGGCCACGAAAGATTATGTTATGTGGTTGGACTGCGATGATATAATCGACGAAGATAACCAGAGGGCAATTCTTGGTTGCAAGCAAACGCTATCGACTCTCGGGTGCGATACGTTCCTCGCACGATATTATATCGGACAGTCCACTACTACAACGGTTACCCGTATAATTAAGAGGGGGTCGTGTCAGTGGGTCGGATTCGTTCACGAGTACCTGGCATCAACGACAAGACGATACACGTTGGATTTTACTATAAGGCATGGAAAGCCAGCGTCCAGCGTTGAACGTGATTCTGGAAGAAACCTTAGAATCTTCATGAAGAAGATGGCCGAAAATGTCGAATTTAGTACGAGGGATATTCTCTATTTTGCAAAAGAGCTGTACTGGAATGGTAAGTACCGTCCTGCACTCCGCTGGTTCAACAAGTTCTTGAATCAGTCAGATGCATGGATTGAGGATTGTATCGAGGCGAGCCGAATGAAGGCGGATATCATCGGACATATTGGTAAAGCCGAAGACATGATAGACTTCCTTGCTCGCTCCATCGTCAAGTATGGAATGAATACCCGTCTACTTTACAACTGTGGGTTGGCGCTGTACAATGCGAAGAAATATAAGGAGGCAACAATGTATTTCCTCGCAATAGTGAACGGATTGGGAATCAATAGCCAGTACTTCATAGACACGACTGACTACACTTTCCTGAGTCTTATCTGGCTCAGTTGCTGTTACTGGTATTCTGGCGACAAATTGACAGGTAAGCGATTCCATGAGCTTGCCAAGGCAATACGCCCGAATTCCCCGACGATACAAACGAACGAAAAGTTCTTCGGCGGGGTCTAGCTTTGGAGGAGTTCAAGCTCCTCCTTCGTGTAGCTCAGCCATGTTGGCTTCCAGTTTTCAAGGAGTCGGTCGGCTTTCAATGTTTTTAGCAGGTCTGACATCTTGATTATCTTATGGACTGGGCTGAATACATACTTGTTGTCCGTGGTTGAATCCAGTTCGCATGTATCGTCGTCATTGAATGTTAGCGTGTAAAAACATTCATCTTTCGGGCCGACATACTTCAAGTGCCGCATGTCGCTCATCCGCCAGTGTTCTGCGTTGTCCGCAGTAGGCCCTGTCAAATACTTCCACCAATATAGGGGATTTGCAATCATCATGATGCCTCTTGTAATAGTTTAATCTGATTTGAACTATCTAAACTTGATTAGAAAGTGCTGCCACAGCCGAATAAGCCCAATCCATAACCTTTTTAGAAACGGGCGTCTCGGTCGACCTAGAAAACATTCTGCTATAACCCAATGGAGTAGAATGTTCACGTCGATACTTGTCTGCAGTTCATGGGATGGGATGCTTACAATCACCTTGTTTGCGGAGAATGTGAGGTGTAGGGACTTGAATGGGTAGCGTTCAATCTTTACGTTGTTGAACGCTATGGAAATCTTGCCATCATCGGACGGAGATATGGTTACGTTCCGACTTGGTGACTCTTTGTCGGCGATGCAATACTGTCTACCAGAGTTAGTGACACTAACTCTGGATAGCAGTCTGCTCTTTTTCATGATGTTGCAAAATTTCTCGTAAGTCATTACATAGTCCCACCCATTCCTTCTACAGTTTATCAGGATTTCCGTTTGGCCTTTTTCCTGGCCTTCTTGGCTTTTGCGGCTTTGAGCTTCTGTTTAAGTGCTTTTCGGTCGAACGGTATCTTCTCGAACGGGTCGAGGAGAAGTTCTTTTCTCATGTACTTGCTCTCCTTGACAATCTCGGGGAGCAGCTTCTTGTTGTAGACGCAGACCGTCTCTCCGTCCGATGTACCGAGGAACCCGACGAGTGCGTTGTCGCATCCTGGAATGTAGGTAATGAGGCTACCTTCCATTTCCTTGAACTCTTCTTCGGGGCTTTCGGGGAACTTGGGCGGTGCGATGTGCTTCGGGGTTTTGGGGCCCATGTAGCAGCAGAACGTGTTGTAGTCCAGCGCTTCCATGGCGTCTTCGTACGACATGTCGCATTCTTCGGCACACTGGGCTATCATTTCCTCGGAATCGTATACTAGAATACCGTCCCCGAGGATACCCAGGAACGCCTTGTAATACGTGCAATTAGGGAAGCCTCCCTTGTCCCAATAACCAAACTCGGCGTTCTTGCCAAGGCGGTCCTTGCAGAAGCGCAGAACTTCGCTTAGCGACTTCGGGCGTTCACGTTTCGGGAACCCCATCTCGTCGAATACGACTTTTTCGTGTTCAGCTTCTTGGGTTTCATCGGCTTTATTCGGGGTCTTGGGTCGAGAGTTCTTGGATTCGCTCATCGTAACGCTCCTTGATGGTTTTGATTATTTCTGCATAGACCTTCTTTTGGGTCTTGGTGTCGGCATTGGTGTTGATAAGCTGATTGACTTTATCGTCAGCCATGTCGTAGATATTCTTTGCGAAGTCGGACCTGGGCCCAGGCATGGCGTCCTTTTTCATGAAGAACGTAAATAAATCTCTGAGGCTTGAACTACCGTTCAGAGCGGATTCCAGTTTCTTTCGGAGGAAGTTGTAACGACGGGTGTCGCTCATCTTGAGCTTTGCCGTAGCCGAGTGCGTCTTGCCCTCCTTTGCTTTGGAAATCTTGTCCTTGGTTTCCTTTGACGGGTGTACACCAGTGCGGGCCTTTCTCATTGCGGCCTTTGTCGCTTCGGAATGGTGGTATCCTTTTTTACGCCCACGCTTCTTGGGCTCGGGCTTCTGTGACGGCGCTTCTTGGACTGTTACCGTATTTGCGGCTCCACTGGATACGTCAGCGGAACCAGGCATATCGGTCTTTTTGATATCTAGTTCGGTTTGCATAGTGTACCTCATTTATATAATTTACCCCATAATATACAAAATTAAAACCGAGTTGTCAAGAGGTAGATAAATAAAAATTTTCTATTGACATTCTGAAACCGATAAGGTATATTGCTTTAATAAACATGGAGGATATACATGTCACACTTTGTACAGGATGAAAATAGCTGCGAAATCGTCGAAAATGAGCGTTTTGGGCAACTTTTGTATTGCGGCGTATGTCATAAACGCTGTTTTGATAGCTATTCGAAGGCCATGAGCGAGATTAGACGGCAGCGTCGCTCTAAAAACAAGCACCATGATATATGTTCGAGGGCATACCAGT